TCTGAACCTTCTTGGTTAAAAGGTTATGAGGTATTTAAAAACAGAGCAAATGTAGACGTAGGAAGCTATCAGAGCTATTTAGAGCGACTTTCTGACCTCACTAAGGGTAATATACCGATTGTGCTTGTAATTGGAAAAATGGCTCTAAAAAAAATGAGTCAAAATTATACTAAAATACCTGTAAAAATGAATGGTTATTGGGAAACCGCTTATGGGTGGAATTTAGATCTGTCAAAATATAAAATAAATAAACTAAATAATTATGACCTTATAAGTTTATTAGCAAACAAATTTGATAGAGTAGGAGATATGTGTTGTGGATATGGAAATACAGGAAGGATATTTAAAGAAAAAGGAAAAACATTTGTTATGTCAGATATTAGCAAAAAAGTAGTTTACTATGTAGCAAATAAAATAATGCAATATGAAGATATATAGTAAAACAAACGTATATGAAGCAGCTAAAAAAAGAATAAATAGGTTATTCGACGAATTTGACAAAGTAGTTGTCAGCTTTAGCGGTGGAAAAGATAGTACAGTAGTCTTAGAATTAGCATTAGAAGTAGCAAAAGAAAAAGGTAAACTACCTTTGCCGGTTATGTTTTTAGACCAAGAATGTGAGTGGCAAAGTACAATAGATTACGTTAAGGAAGTTATGTATCGTAAAGAAGTTAAACCTTATTGGTATCAGATTCCTATGGTTATCACAAATAATGCGTCTACTACGAGTCGATATCATTATTGTTGGAATGTAAAAGAAAAAGCAGATTGGATACACGAACAAGATAAAATAGCTATTAAAGAAAACAATTATGGAACAGATAGATTTCACGAATTATTTGAAAAGATTGCTAAAGTAGACTTTAAAGAAAACACTTGTTATTTAGCCGGAGTAAGAACAGAAGAAAGTCCTACAAGATATATAGCTTTAACGTCTGCCGTTACATATAAAGATATTACTTGGGGCAAGATACTTAATAAGAGTCGAAGTCAATATACGTTTTATCCTATATTTGATTGGAGTTATACGGACGTATGGAAATATATAAACGACAAGAATTGTAAGTATAATAATCTTTACAACGAATTGTATAAACAAGGAGTTAAGGTTATGGATATGCGCGTCTCTAATTTACATCACGAAACGGCATTAAAAAACCTTTTGCTTGTGCAAGAAATAGAGCCAAAAACTTGGAACAAAGTAAGTAAGAAAATAGAAGGCGCAAACACAATAAAACATATAAAAGGTAACTCATTTACTTGTCCGCGAGAACTTCCGTATATGTTCGAAGACTGGCGCGAATACGCTTTACATTTAGCAAAGTATCTAGTTCCGGACGATAATTATAGGCAATTATTAAGTAAGAAAATCGAATCGCATAAGATATATCACGACGGATTAATACATAGAGACTTTTGGCGTAAAATAATAGATACAATATTAAGTAGTGACTTCGACTTTACTAAGCTAAAGAATTGGACTATGAGTTCACACGCTGACGCATATAGACGCTTTCATACGAACCCAAAAGGAAAAGATAAGGTAAAGAGTCGTTGGATAAAACCTATGACATTATCGACTAAGTATTTGACATTAGAACAAAAATTAGAAGTATTAAACTATTTTAAAAATGGAGAACATAAAAAAAGCAATTAAAGAAGCTATAAAAGATTGTAAAAACAGATCGAAATTATTAAACGACATTAGAGAATATTTGCATAAAGAAATATCGGAAGTTAATCAACCGATTGACTTAGTCAAATGGGTACCAATAAAAGACGTACAACCTAACGACTACAATCCGAATAGTGTAGCTAAGGTCGAAATGGGTTTGTTATATAAGTCGATTAAACACGACGGATATACACAACCTATTGTAACAATATATGACGAAGACATAAAAAAATATGTAATAGTAGACGGCTTTCATAGATACTTTACTTGTCTACAAAATAAAGATATACAAGAGCGTAATAAAGGACTTCTGCCAATAGTAGTAATAGAAAAGGATAAAAACGAACGTATGGCAGCTACAGTAAGACATAATAGGGCAAGAGGTTCACACTCTATAAACGGAATGTCTAGTATGGTATTTGATATGCTAGAAAATGGTTGGACGGAAGCCGAAATATGTAATCATTTAGGTATGGAACCGGAAGAGGTATTGAAGTTAAAACATATAACAGGATTTAGCAAATTATTTGAGAATGTTGAATATAAAAAGACTTGGCAAACTAAAAAGATGATACGAATAAAAAAGGAATATAATGAACAAAACTGAACACACTAAAAAAGCAATATTAGAAGCGCTCGAAAAGAGTTTAGGAATTGTCACGACGGCTTGTAAGTCTGTCGGTATTGGAAGGACTACATTTTACGGGTGGCTAAAAGAAGACGAAGACTTTAAAAGAAAAGTAGATGACATAAGTAATATCGCATTAGATTATGCAGAAAGTCAATTACACAAACAGATTGGAGACGGAAATAGTTCTGCTACTATTTTTTATTTGAAGACTAAAGGAAAAAACAGAGGTTATGTCGAGCGTTCGGAATACGAATTACTGACAGAAGAACCGATTAAAATAAACGTCAATATAAAAGGTGCTAGACATTAATACCGATTTCACAGAGACACAGGGAAAAGCAATAGAGTATTTATTCGACAAGACAACAACAGAAGTATTATTCGGAGGAGCAGCGGGTGGCGGTAAGTCTTGGGTCGGTTGTTCTTGGCTAATCCTTATGTGCTTACAATATCCTGGCACTAGATACCTTATGGGTCGGTCTAAATTAGACGCATTAAAAAAGACTACTCTTAATACCTTTTTCGAGGTATGCGAAAAGTGGGGCATTAAGAATAACAAGCATTATAATTATAACGCAAGTAGTAATATAATAAAGTTTTATAATAAGTCAGAAATAATGCTTAAGGATTTATTCTTGTATCCGTCAGACCGAAACTTTGACAATCTAGGGTCTTTAGAATTAACCGGTGCCTTTATAGACGAATGCAATCAAATCACAGAAAAAGCTAAAAACATTACTTCGTCGAGGTTACGTTATAAGCTTGACGATTATGGATTAATACCTAAAATGTTAATGACTTGTAATCCGGCTAAGAATTGGGTGTACACACAATATTACAGACCTTCAAAAGAAGGCACACAGAAACCGCATAGAAAGTTTATACAATCATTAGTAGACGATAATTATTATATATCGAAATACTACAAAACACAATTACAAACTTTAGACGAACTTAGTAGGCAAAGACTATTACACGGAAATTGGGAGTATGACGCTACGAAGGATTCGCTTATTGACTACAATAGCATAATTAATATGTTTACGCAAAAAGGTAAGGAAGGCGATAAATATATATCTTGCGACGTAGCGCGTTTTGGAGACGATAGAACAGTTATTGTGTATTGGGAAGGTCTACATATTAAAAAAATAAGAACGTTGCTTAAAAGCGCTATAAACGACGTTGTGAGCGAAGTAAAGCAAATACAACAAACTAACGGAGTGCCATTAAGAAATATAATAATCGACGAAGACGGAGTCGGAGGAGGTGCAAAAGACTTTTTAAGATGTCAAGGATTTGTGAATAATTCGAGACCATTAAAAAAAGAAAATTATCAGAACCTTAAAACACAATGTTTTTATAAATTAGCCGAATACATTAATACTGCTCAAATAGGTATTACTTGTCCGGACATAAATATTAAGAATTACATACTTGAAGAGTTAGAACAAATAAGGACTAAGGACGCTGACAAAGATAATAAATTACAGATCGTACCTAAAGAGCAAATAAAAGACATACTAGGACGTTCGCCGGATTACGCGGACGCAATTATGATGAGAATGTATTACGAAATAGATTCTAATTATGGCAAGTATTTTGTGCAATAAACTAAATTAACAAAATTTCTATTATATATTATGAAAGTCAAAATAAATAAAAAGGCAGAAACGCAAGAGTTCGAAGTAGTTAATAATTGGTCAGATGTAAGTCTAGAAAAGTGGCTAAAATTTTATCGCAAAAATAACGATAGGGCAGGACTCGAAGCAATCACACAATTAAAGGAATTAAGTAATATACCTTTAGACCTTGTCAAAGAGTTAAGCATACGCGACGTAGCGACTATTATGGAGCATTTTGAAAGGTTACAAAACGAAGCGGAAGTAAGATTGTCAAATATTATAGAAGTCGAAGGCATAGAATACGGGTTCCACCCTAAATTAGACGATATAACTCTTGGCGAATATGCTGATATTGAGACTTTGATAGTAAACGGATTAGAGAATAATTTGCCGGAACTTATGGCGATACTTTACAGACCTATTGTTGAAAAGAAGAATGACAAATACACAATAGAAGCGTACGACGGAGACATAACAATACGAGCCGAAAAGTTTAAAAGAATGTCAGCAAATGCAGTACAAAACGCAATGGTTTTTTTTTGGACTTTCGCCAACGAATTATTGACGATTTTGCCATCATATTTAATGGAGCGGATTCGCAAGATGTCTCAAGTAAAAGACTTCCGGACGAAGGATTCGCAGAAAAATGGGGGTGGTTCGGAGTAATGTATAGATTGACAAACGGCGAAATAGTAAACCTCGATAGGATAACTAAATTGCCATTATTAGAATGTTTAACTTGGTTATCTTACGAGACCGATTTAAACTTACAGAAACAAGTAAACTTAGAAGATGATACACAATAAGACTTATAATAATATTATTGACACATTAAAACAATTAGGAAGAGTACACAAAGTTATACAGACGACAACGAGTGGCGATATATGGGAAATAGATTTAAACAAGAATACTAAATATCCGCTTATGCATATAAACCCCGTAAACGTACAAACGGGACCAAGCACATTAACATATAACTTCCAAATATTTATTATGGACTTAGTAAGCGAAAAGAGTAATTGGAAGTCTAGTAATTATATATCAGCTACAAACCTTAGTAATAATCAAGAGGTACTTAGTGAATGTTTACAAATCTGTACAGATATAATAGGTATGTTAAGACATTCCGGTTGGCAAAGCGAAGTAGACCCATTAGATATTAACGAACCTGTAATATTCGCAGAAGGAGAATTTAATATTGAGCCGTTTCAAGAAAGGTTCGACCAAGAAGTAACGGGGTGGGTATTTAGTTTGCCCGTAATAGCGCAGTACGATTTCCAAACTTGTGAAATACCGGTTACGGAAAAATCGATTGTACAATAATGTTTAAATTTAAAATATGGATAATAGAGATACAGATAATACCGCCAAAGATAAAAATACGGCTTTAAGCTATGACGACGTTTTAGAGATGTTAGATGAAATTAGTATTAACTTAGAGTCTTATAATGACTATCCAAAAGGCGCGTCTAATAACGCAAAAAGGGCAATTAAATATAAGGAAGAGAACGGAACGTCTTGCGGTACGCGTGTCGGGTGGACTAGAGCCGGACAATTAGCAAGAAGGGAAAAGATATCAAGAGACACAATATCGCGTATGGCGAGTTTTAAGCGACATCAACAACATAAGGACGTACCCTACTCGGAAGGTTGCGGAGGTATAATGTGGGACGCTTGGGGAGGTTCTAGCGGTATAAATTGGGCAATAAGTAAATTAAAACAAATAGATAAAAATAAAAAATAATTATGGCTACATTAACAACTACAGTTATCGAACAACTTACCTTAAATGGTACGCAAAGAGGTTCGACTAACGTAATATCAACAGACGGAATAAATGACGTAACAGAAAGAGTAGTATCTTGCACACAAGGACAACTTACAACTATCGGTGTTTTCGCTGAGTCTAATCATACTTCGGCGGGTGCAATAGATGTCGAGAATACAAAATATATAAGAGTTACAAATTTAAGCACTACTGACACTATATATTTAGGAATAATATGTGTTACTAATATATGTCCGCAAGTTTCTATAAGACCGGGTGGGTCTTTTATAATATTTGCAGGAGAGGACGCATTAGCAACGGCAATAGACGGAGAAACTTCCGTACCGACTTTTAATGCTTTTAAAGATATATCAAGCTTAATAGTTAAACCGGCTGCGTCAACAGATTGTCAAGTAGAATTATTTGTTGCATTATCGTAATGGCAGAAATGACCGCCATACAAAAGTACCTTAGAAGCTTTGCTTTGTATGTACGAAAAGAAGCGAAGGCAAACGTCAAAGGAACAGATCTAGCTAAGTCGATTAAGTTTCGAGTACAAAAAACGGCAGAAGGATTTGAAGTCGAGTTTCGTATGGCAGATTATGGTAGGTATGTAGACAAAGGAGTTTCCGGAAATAAACAAATACAAAATTATAGAACGTATGACGGGCGTAATGTTGAAAGTCCGTACAAGTTTAGAGGTAAACAACCACCACCGGATATATTAAGTAAATGGATTAGTAAAAAAAGAATAAAAGGAAGAGACCCAAAGACCGGACGTTACATATCTAATATGTCTCTAGCATATCTTATTGGTCGTAAAATTAAAAGAGACGGACTAAAGTCTTTGAGTTTCTTCCAAAAACCTTTAGGAATCGCTATGGACGCATTCGGATTAAATATGATGAACGCACTAAAGGAGGATATAATTAAAGGTTGGACTAAAGTAAAGACATAATATGGCATTAGTAATAGAACAAGAACCCGCTTATAGAACATTAGCAGCCGGTCAAGAAGTAATATATGTAGTATCAGAAAATACAGGATTAGTTTTTAATAACGACTTAGTAAAAATAAATGCATTAGTTATAATATCTAAAAACGCTAATTTTACAGACGTTATACATTCATCAAGTTATTCGTCTACGCCAAATAATAAAGGTGTAGCAATATTCGATTTTGGTCCCGTATTAGAAAACTATGTACTACCGCAACGTAATGGTGTATTATCTAACACACCTGCTAGTGCGTCTACATTTAGTACTGTACCTTATGACGAAACTACCGGATATCACGCTATACATCATATTGACGATTATGCTTTAGGCGAAGAGCCGGTCAAGTATTTTATGGTAGGATTCACGATAGAATTTTTAGGTGCAGACCCTAATAATCCTAATGCTATTGCTGAAAACGGAATGTATGTACAACCTAATAGATGTCTAATATTTAACGGCGTTTTATACGAAACAGACCAACTACAATATTCGAGTACTTTATCGCCAAATTATGGATATAATTTAGCCGGATTTAATTACATATTTAGCACAAGCTCAAGAAAGTTTTTAAGCGACAAGCCTACTCAATTATATGCTAGACTCGAAGACTACGGAACCTTTGCATTTTTTAATGGATTAGTTTCAGCAAAAGATAGTTTTGATACTAACGCAATAAGTTCGTCAAAAGGAATACAGCATATAGAAGTAAAGCAATATGAAATAGGGTCTGGAAATTTAATTAATTCTTACGAGGTTGTAAATAATCAAAATAACGGAGGTTGGAGCGGAAGGAATATTCTAATTGACCAACCTACAAATAGTCCACAAGTTCTACAAGCAAAATGTAGATTCTTGTTTTATGGCGGTTATCCGGCTAATCAACAAACCGCAAACGAATCTTTTAGAGCAAATATGAGCGCAACCGATTATTATACGATACAAGCTTTTTCGTCTGACGCAGTACCTTGTTCTAAAATATACACTATAAATATTATACGAGATTGCTTATATGAGCCGATTAGATTAGCGTGGTTAAACAAATACGGCGCTTGGGACTATTATACCTTTATGAAAAAAAGCGTTAAAACACTCGAAGCTAAAAGAGTCGATTATCATAAATTAAAAGGGACTTGGAATAGCGCTACATATAATGTAGGTATAAACAAAGGAGGAAGTAAAACATATAAAACTGAAACAACAGAAAAAATTACACTTAACACAGATTTTGTAAGCGAGGAAGACGCGGTATGGTTTGAGCAGTTATTTACTTCTAACGAAGTTATGATTGTGAAACCTTTATTTAATATAAAAGTAGGTTCGACGCAAGTAATAAATAGATTTACAGAGCCGGTTAAAATGATAACAAATAGTTTTACAAAGAAAAACAGAGTAAACGATAAGCTAATACAATACTCTTTTCAGATCGAAAAGTCTTATAAAATAAAATCACAAGGAGCGTAATGTCAATACAATTAACTTTATATCCGCAATATTATAATGGCTATACTGCCTCTTATGGTCCTGTAAGTTTGAACGAATTAGCTGACGCTAATATATTTCAAACCGGAATAACACCTGGCAGTCAAGTAACCGCAATACCTTTTCCGGGTGTACCTGAGGTTGCTTTAAATTCGTCTCCGGCAAATAATAATTGGTCTTTTTATTCTAGTACGTCAACCGGAGGTGTTGTTTTTCAATTTCCTTTTACACAAATAAACATAATGACGACCCCTATACAACTTTTATTAGGGTTCTATGGCGGTGGTGTAAACGGGATAAACGTTTCCGGTTGCTATCAAAGACTAACAGGATTAATAGTAGGGCAAACTTACGAAGTCGTTTTAGACGTAGCCGTACCGCAACCACATAACTCGAATTTAAACCTTATGTTTTTCGGTGTTAATAACGCCGGTATATTGACAGGAATACCTCCCTGTGGTGGAGGTTCAGCCGGTATGCAATTAATAGATACGACACAAGCCGGTATGACTACGCCTGTTTATTTTACGGCTCAAAATACGACAGAAGTTTTTAATTTAACTTATGCTAGTACAAACAATCCGAACATAGGAAGTAAAATATTATTTATAAACGAAATTATTTGTAGAAAAGCGACAGTAGTAGGTAAGGAGGACGGACAAAAAATAGCAGACCTATACAACGAAGAGGAAATACCTTTAACATTAAGCGTTGATACTTTTCAAAATGCGTCAGAAAAACAACAAAGCTACAGTAAAGCGTTTAAGCTACCTGCGACAAAACATAATAACGAAATATTCGAGAACCTTTTTGACGTCACTAGAAACGCTCTAAATGTCCCTGTGTTCAACGTATATCGACAAACTAGAGCGGTATATAAGGAAGACGGACACGTTATATTTAGTGGCTTTATGCGACTTATAGACATTACATATAAAGATAACGAATATTCTTATAATGTCAATTTATATAGCGATTCTGTCGCTTTAGCGTCTCTTATGAAAGCCGAAACTATGGCACATATAGACTTAGACGAATTATCACACATCTATAATAAAGGCACTATATTTAACTCTTGGAATGGTCAGCTTCCGTTACTTAATCCAATAGGAGCAAATAGTTTTGCAGGTAATTTAGGAGACACGACTACTAACGTACTAAAATATCCAAATTGTAATTGGAACGGACAGATCGGAGAATTTTTGACTAATGTAGACCCTATTTATATATCAAGCGGAAATACGGCAAACCTTAATCAACCTTATATAGCGCGTCTACAAACGATGTTTAGACCTTTTATAAAAGTCAAATATTTAGTACAAAAGATATTTCAAAGACACGGATTTACATTTACGTCTAACTTTTTTGATAGCGCATATTTCGAGCGGTTATTTATGGACTATAATTGGGGTAAAGAAATAAATTGGGCAGAGCGTGGCGTATTAGGAAGAGTCGATAACTCAAGCGATAGTGGTCAAGTATTCGGAATAGGAGGTAGCAGTACTGCGGTCTTGTCAGATAATAATACATTTTTAAGCGCAGGATATAATACTACAACCGGAGTATTTACAGCACCGGCAGGTAATATGACTTATAATTTAACGGCAACTATTGTGTTAAAAAATCTTAGAACCGGAAGCGCTTTTCTAAATACACAAAACGCATTAGTTATGTGGATGCAAAGTGGAACGCCAACTATTTTAGCTTCAACATCTGTAAGTATTCCGCCACAAGGAATAAGGACGGCAGTAGTTAGTATTCCTATATCACAAACGATAGCTTTAAACTCACAAATACGAGTAGCAGTGTTTATAACAAACGCCGGTACGGACGGAGCAGAATTACAAGCGTCAAGTAGAATAGAGGGTACTGTTACAGGTACAACTGTAATCGGAGGAACTCTAATGAATACAGAACGCGGTAAATTAAAGCAATGGGACTTCTTTAAGGGACTTATTACTATGTTTAATCTTGTAACCCTACAAGACCCTAATGATTCAAGAAATCTAATTATAGAGCCGTATGACGATATTTTTGGAGAAAGTAATAAGAGTATTAAAGAACACGATTGGACAGATAAGGTGGACTCTAAGGAGTTTAAATTAAAACCTATGGACTTAAAGTCTAAGACTACATTCCAATATACAGAAGATAGCGATTATCCTTTTGATGTATATAAGTCAGCTACAAACGGATATTTATACGGAAGTCTAGAATATACTGTTCCGGATTATACACAAGTAAAAGGCGAAACAAAAGTCGAAGCAAAACCTTTTGCAGCTACAATAG